ATCTAGTTGTACTGATAAAAAAAGAAGAATTGTTATAAATTTTAATTATGAATATATCTAATTATTACTGGTATTTTACTTCAGCAATACCGCCAAAACTATGTGATGATATAATTAAATATGGTTTGTCACATTCTGAATCCTTAGCTAGAACAGGTGGATATGGAGATAGAGAACTTACTAAAGATGAAATTAAAGATATGAAAAGAAAAAGAAATTCAGATTTAGTGTGGCTTAATGATCCATGGATATATAAAGAATTACACCCATACATTCATCAAGCAAATAGAACTGCAGGTTGGAATTTTGAATGGGATAGATCAGAGCCTTGTCAATTTACAAAATATAAACTTAATCAATATTATGATTGGCATTGTGATTCTTGGGATAAACCGTATGACAGAAAAAATCCTGATAATCTTGAACATGGTAAAATAAGAAAGCTTTCGATGACTTGTCAATTAACTGATGGGTCCGAATATCAAGGTGGTGAATTAGAGTTTGATTTTAGAAACTATGAACCCCATATGAGAGAAGAAGCTAAACATTTGAAACAAGCTAAAGAAATACTTCCAAAAGGATCTATTATTGTGTTTCCTTCATTTGTATGGCATAGAGTTAAACCTGTAACGAAAGGAGTGCGATATTCATTAGTCATGTGGAATCTTGGATATCCGTTTAAATAATGCAAATAACAGAATATTTTAAAACACCAATATGGATTGAAGACAAACCAGAGTTTGTTAAATCCTTAAACAAAGCATCGAATCAATATATTAAAGATGCTAAAAAAAGAGAAAAAGAATTTATTAAAAAGCATGGTGACTTTGGAAGAAGTTATCATTCAACACCACTTACAATGGATAATAACTTTTTAGATTTTAGAAACTATGTAGGTCAAAAGTCTTGGGAGTTTTTAGATTGGTGTGGTTTTGATATGCAACAGTATACAACTATGTTTAGTGAGTTATGGGTACAAGAGTTTGCTAAAAATGGTGGTGGTCATCATTCAGCTCATATACATTGGAACCAACATGTGTCAGGATTTTATTTTTTAAAAGCAAGTGATAAAACATCTTATCCAATATTTCATGAACCAAGAACAGGTGCACGAGCTACAAAATTAAAACTAAAAAATAATAATGGTATATTTCATGGAACTGAATTAATTAATTTTAAAGTAAAACCTGGCACACTTATTATCTTTCCAGGGTACTTGGAACATGAATATGCGGTTGACTTTGGTATAGAACCATTTAGATTTATACATTGGAACATTCAAGCTGTACCGAAAGAGATGGCTAAAGATGTCGTTTAAGAAAAACAAATATACAGTAATTAGAAAAGCAATAGATAAAGATCTAGCTGTATTTGTTGCAAACTATTTTGCTATGCAAAAACAAGTTTATGATACATGTAGACAAACAAGATATATTTCTCCATATGAAACTTTACTAGGTTATTATGAAGGACTAGATGAACAGATTCCAAATACCTATTCTTGTTATTCAGATATAGCAATGGAAACTTTATTGTTAAAGTGTCAACCTGTTATGGAAAAAGCAACAGGATTAAAATTATATCCCGCATATACTTATGCAAGAATTTACAAACATGGCGATATTTTAAAAAGGCACAAAGATAGATTTAGCTGCGAAATATCTACCACTATGAATTTAGGAGGGGATGCTTGGCCTATATATTTAGAACCATCTGGAGAAACAGGTAAAAAAGGAATTAAAGTAGATTTAAAACCAGGAGATATGTTAGTATATTCTGGTTGTGAATTAGAACATTGGAGAGAAAAATTTAAAGGTAAAGAATGTGTTCAAGTTTTTTTGCATTATAATAATAAAAAGACTCCTGGATCCAAAGAAAATATGTTTGATAAAAGACCTCATTTAGGTCTTCCATCTTGGTTTAAAAGGTAGTATATTATAATGGAGGCAGTGATCCACCACATACCACTCACTGTCTCCTTTATAATATTTGGATAACTATGTTACAAAAGCTTAATTTTAAACCTGGTTTTAATAAAATGGTTACGGATTCTGGAGGCGAGTCTCAATGGGTCGATGGCGATTTTGTTAGATTTAGATATGGCTTACCTGAAAAAATAGGAGGCTGGTCACAACTTACAAATTCAAATAATACTTTACCTGGTGTAGCAAGAGCACAACATGCTTTTACTAGTATCGCCGGTGAAAAATATGTAGCGATCGGTACATCTCAAGGTTTATTTTTATATTATGAAGGTGAGTTTTATGATATTACACCTTTAGATACAGCAATTACAGGTGCAACTTTTGATGCAACAACGGGTTCTGCAACTGTTACGGTTAATAAAACTGCTCATGGATTACAAGATGGAAGATATATAACTTTTTCATCGGTTACTGTACCAACGGGTTCAGGCTATGCAACATCTGATTTTACAGATAATACTTTTGAAGTTTTAAATAAAACTGCAAATACTTTTGAAATTACCATGCCATCAAATTCAGCTGGTACAACATCTGGTACAGGTTCAGCACAAATAGATCCATATGAATTAATAGGTCCAACATTTCAAACTGCTGGTTTAGGTTGGGGTACAGATACATGGGGTTCAAGTACATGGGGAACTGCGAGTGCAACTAGTAACGTAATTTTAGATCCAGGTTTATGGTCATTGGATAACTTTGGTGAAATATTAATTGCAACTATTCATAACGGCAAAACATTTACATGGAATGCGGGAGTAGCAACTCCTAGAGCAAACAGAGCAACCGTTATGTCAGGTGCTCCTACTAAAACAATATTGACTCAAGTATCCGATAGGGATAGACATGTATTTCATTTTGGAACTGAAACAACCATTGGAAATAACACAACTCAAGATCCAATGTTTATCCGATTTTCAAATCAAGAAGATTTTAATACCTATACCCCAACTGCAACTAACACTGCTGGAACTTTTAGACTCGATAAAGGAAACGAAATTGTTGGAGCGGTATCTGGTAAAGATTACACATTAGTACTAACGGATTCATCAGCTTATATTATTCAGTTTGTGGGTCCACCTTTTACTTTTTCAGTTAGACAAGTAGGTACAAATTGCGGGTTAATTGGACAGAATGCATTAAGTTATTCTAATGGTGTTGTGTTTTGGATGTCTGGTGAAGGTGGATTTTTTATGTTTGATGGTACGGTTAAAGCCATACCATGTTTAGTTGAAGATTTTGTGTTTACTACAACTGGAGATAATTTGGGATTAAATTATAATTCTAGTCAATTAGTATATTGCGAACATAATACTTTATATAATGAAATTAATTGGTTCTATCCAAAAGCAGGATCAACTCAAATAGATAGATCGGTGACTTATAATTATGGAGAAAATGTTTGGACAACCGGTTCTCTAGCAAGAAGTTCTTATATTGATCAAGGTGTATATGATTTACCTTATGCAACAGATTATAATAAAACAGCCACACCTAATTTTCCAATACAAGGTATAACAGCTAAATATGGTGCATCAATTTACTATGCCCATGAAACCGGAACCGATCAAGTCAATAGTTCTGGTACAACTTCTATTGATGCCTATATTCAATCAGGAGATTTTGATATATCTGCAAGACAAAGTGCGTTAGGTCAAACAACTGGTCTAGCTGATTTAAGAGGTGATGGTGAATTTATTATGTCAATGAGAAGATTTATACCTGATTTTAAAGTACTTACAGGTAATTCAAAAGTAACATTATTATTGAATAATTATCCAACAGATACCGCATCAAGCTCACCTTTAGGTCCCTTTACAATTACATCAACTACTGATAAAGTGGACACTAGAGCAAGGGGCAGGCTTCTTGCAATCAAAATTGAAAACGACGCTATAGGTGAAACTTGGCGTTATGGAACATTAAGAGTAGATATAAAACCAGACGGTAGACGATAATGATTGAAAAAAGAATAAATTATAGATTTGGAGGTGGTTACCAAGGCGGTGCTCCAGGAAATACAGGTCAATCTAGAGGAGGTGGTGGAAGAGATGCTGGCATGGGAATGGCTGGTAAATCAAGAGGACCTTCTAGAGACGTATCTGCCGGTGTAGGTAGAGGAGGAGAAGGAACATTAGCTGATCCAAGAGAAAAAATGGATTTTTTTGGTAAGACTGCTTTTGGTCCTGCACAAAAATATTCTGGTGATGGTTTCTTTTCTGGTTATAGAAATTTAGATCGTAGAGGTCAACCTTTAATGGGAATGGCTTACTTAGGTGATAGATTAAAATCATTTGCTAGTGGACTAAATCCTTTATCTTTAATAGGTGGACTTGTAGCAGGACCGGTAGGAAGTTTTATAGGAAGAGGAATAAGCTCATTGGGAGCGTTAAGAGATTATGATACTTTAGCAGATTATGCTAAAGGTGAATTTGGTTTATTTAGTGATGAAGATGAAGAAGACGTTGAAACACAAGATATAAGAGATAAATTTAATAGAATGGGAATCATGAATCCTAATTTAATTACACCTCAACCAAAACCAGGTATTAATTTAAATGATTACATGGGTTTAGAAGATAGGTTTAATGTTCCAAGCGCTGCTCCAGAAGATTATGATTTTACTGGATTTGAAGATGTCATGGCATTTAATCCAGGATCTATAAAAGACAGAGCATTAAAACAACAATTTAATATTTATAATGCTACAGGAATTGTTACTCCAAACATGCAAAAATTAATGCAGGAAGATATGGAACAACATCAGAAAAAAGGAACACCTCTTTCTTTACCAGCAGAGGCTTATAGGTTAGTTTAATAGGATAATGGCTAAAATAACTTCATACATACCAGAACCAAAACAAGAATACGATGTCGAAAATCAAAGACAGATTTTAGAATCTTTATCTACATTAAAAGACCAACTTAATTTTTCATTTCAAGATGATTTAAGAAAAGAATTAGAAAGATTTACTTGGTATAACGCGAGGTACTAATGTCTGCATGTAATAATGTAAACGTTGAACCAACTGTAATTGGTGGTGGCGATGGATCTACTGCCTATGATGCATTTGGAAGATTAAGAGTTTCTAATCCACTTACTATATTTGATTCTAAAAATGTGATGTCAAAGAACAATCTCTTTGATGAAGACTTAACAGGATCAGGAACTGTTACTTACACAGCCAATAAATCTACAGTTAATTTAAATGTAACCACAGCTAGTGGTGATAAAGTTATTCGACAATCAAAAAGAGTGATGAGTTATCAACCGGGTAAATCATTATTAATATTAAATACATTTGTCATGAATACTCCAGAAGCAGATCTTAAACAAAAAGTAGGAACGTTTGATGCAAACAATGGAATATTTTTTTATGCTGATGGCACTACATTAAAAATTGTAAGACGAACGTATGTAACGGGATCTGCAGTTGATACTGAAATATCTCAATCTTCTTGGAATGGCGATAAACTCGATGGTAGTGGTGCAAGTGGATACAGTTTAAATGTAGATAAAGCTACAATTTTATTTACGGATTATGAATGGTTAGGTATGGGAGCAGTACGAGTTGGATTCGTAATTGATGGTAAATTTATTACCGCTCATACATTTTTAAATGCAAATGATTTAACAACTGTTTACATGCAAACTGCAAACTTACCTATCCGATATGAAATTGAAACAACCGGAACTATATCCGGTGCAGCAGTATTACAACAAGTATGTTCAACTGCTATGATTGAAGGAGGTTATGCTCCAGAAGGACTACGTCAATCTATTGGAACAGCATCATTAGGTGGAGTTAATTTAACCACAGCTGGAACATATTATAATTTAGCAACAATTAGAATTAAATCTGGTAGACCGTATGCAGTTATTATTCCAATTGATATTGCAGCATCCGCTATTTCTAATTCTGATTTTCAAATAGAATTAAGAGTTAATGCAACACCAAGTACAGCATTTTCATATACCAGTTATTCTGATAATGTAGAATATGATTTAACAGGAACTACAACAATTACAGGAGGAACAGTTGTTGGCCAAGCATATTTATCTGGTAAAGGTGCAAACAATTTGCAATTTGCACAAGATGGATTTAACTTTGCCTATCAATTAGGCCAGACAATTGCTGGTTCTTCTGATACATTAACATTGTGTGCAAAAGGAGCTTCTAATGGAGATGATATTTGTGGCACATTAAAATGGGTTGATTTAACATAATGGCAAACTTTTATAAAAACGCATTCTATGATCCAACGGTTACGACAGCAGTAACAACATATACTTGTCCAAGTAATGCTAATGCAATTATACAAAATGTACAAGTGACTAATTCTGGTGGATCAAAAACATTTAAGGTACATATTACTGATAATTCAGCGACTACAAGTTATGTCGTAGTACATGCAAGTATCACTGGACCTACGATTTGTAATGTTGCTAAGGGACCTTTAATATTAGAAGATAATGATTCGATAGCCCTTGAAACTTCTGATACATCTGGTATAAGTGCAGCACTATCAATTTTAGAAATAAGTAGAGAGGACCAGAACGGATAATG